ATAAATATAATTATGAACCTACAATCTCAAAACAAACTCAAGCAGAGTTAGATCGTAGAGCATTATTAAAAGTTAAATACCCAAAACAATTAACAGTTAATTCTGGCAAGTTCTTTATAAGTTTTGATTAATTACAGATTGGCAATTAGTATAATAATTATTTATGCCATTCCGTCATTTTTTTTGTTTTGCTATTTCTTCTTGTAATATCTGTTGCACAATATTAAATTGACTTGTATTTTTTGATTTTGTTATTTTATATATTACAGCAGAGTTTTCATTTACTTTTGCCAACCTACCACTTGGGTCACATATAGCAGTTGTTATATCTGTTATTGTAATTGGGTTAGTTATTGTAAATGCCATACCACCACCTTCTGTAAAGTAATAATCACCATCACCATTCATTTTGTCAACTATACCCATTATCTTCATATTGATTCCACCATGATTGCCACCCACATATTTTTCTTGATCTAATAAATCAGTTCTTATAGTATAATATGGTTTGGTCATTAGTTTTGGTATGTCTTGTCCTCTAGTTGTAATTGATTGTGTATTCTGAACAATTTCTGGTGTATATTGTAATCCATAACCCTTACTTGTAGCATAATCATTTGTTCCTTTTTTATATTCATTATATTGCACAGCAAGTGGGTATGCTATTTGTGTTGAGTAATTAATACCACCAAATTGGTTAATTGGGTAATCTTTTAAATCTGTTGATACAACTTGACAATTAGTTGTTGCAAATTTCATGCTAAACATTGTATCTTCACCAACCCTTATTTGTTCCCCATTTTCTATTGTTATTTGTTTTGGATTAAATTGTTCATAACTAAAACCTAATAAACCCCAAAATGATCTTTTCCAATATCTTTCTGGACATGTAGAACCTATATCTAAAAATATTCCACAATGAGCATCAAACACAGCACCTTCTTCTATATTAGGATTTGCTATGGATAAATCAGTTGGTGCTTGATCTTGTGTTAATTTAATTAATGTAGAATCTGTTTGATTTTCTGTAAGTGTCATGTTTGCTGGTAAGTTTTCTGGTGCTGGACCACCAACATATATTAAATGTTGTGGGTATGAGACCCAATATGGTTTCATATCTGGTGTATAATCCCAATACCTTAATCGTTTATTTATTTTATAACATTCTGTCGATGCTTGTGCTGATATAGGTATTGATGTTGGAACTGTTTGCTCTGGCACACCATCTTTTGCTGGAACAATATTTGTTGTAGTTCTACCAGCAAATGCTGATTGTCCTACATTTTCTGCTGTATGTAAGTTTTGGAATCCAAATGAATTGGTTAAATTATTATATACTAATGCTGGATTATTTGCTCCAATATATCTGAAATTAAGAAACTCTGTAATCCGTTGACAATTAGTATTATAGTTTGATACTGGTGGGTCTTCTTGCACAATAGCATAATCACATACACTATTAACATATACACTTTCATTTTCTGGTGATATTGGTGCTTTATTTTGATCATATAAACTATCTGGTGGACCATTTGATATTCCATTTCTTGCTGTCATTATTAATGTTCCAAATGCTGTTGCATGAAAATCAAAACCAACAAATGTTCCTTTATCATTTCCAGTAGTTGCTTTAATTACTTTATTACCAACACCATCATCTGCTTGATTTAAAAATAATTCATCTAAATAACCAGTTATTCTACTTTGTGTTAATTCTGGGTGTATAGTAATATAATATAAACCATCTGCTAATTGGGTTTTTGTAGCAAAACCAAAACACATATTATCAGTCCCTTGTAATCCATCATTCTCAATATTTTCTAATTCTTTTTGATATTTAAAATATAATGGGTAAGATGATTTTTGTATATTATTTGCTATTGTTGCTTGGACATAACCATCATCACCAAAATCAATTAAATCTGGATATGCCATAATATGTAAATATCTATCTAAACCCAACTCTAGTTCATTTGCATATTCATTTTGTGCTTTAAGGAAATTTGATATATTATTTAAATTAGTTTCATTCCACTCAAAAGAGGTCACACATGGTTGTGGATCTGGTGATACATTTTTAATATCTTGTCTTATAAAACATTGGATTCCTTGTGCTACTACTGTTGTATTAGTATTTATTCTACCAAACATATCATTTATTTTTCTACCTAATGTAAATAATTCTGGTCTTTTTACAAATATATATTGTAATGTGCTATGAAAATATTCTAATGCTGTTTTTTGATTAGCATTTGGTGTATAGGTTTCATCATTTTCACCATAAACTTCTATTATATAATTCCAAATTGCTTCATCATCTCTACCAGTAGCACCAACTTCTATGGGAAAATATGAGTTAGTTGTTGTTGTAGAAAATATATTGTGCAATTCAGATTCACCATTTTGGAATGTAATTGTTTTACTATAAGTTTCTGGTTGTGGTTGTTTATTACCTTCTAAATCTACATAATCAATAGTTTGTTGCATTTGTTCAGTTATTTGGGCAGCAACATTTGTAGGTGAATAAAAACCTTTTTCTACTTTATAATCTTTTAATTCTATATATGGCACATAATCATTACCAGCAATAAAATCTAATCTTAAAGCATCATTTAATAAGAAATTAATATTATTACCACTACCAGTATATGCTGGGACATTAGGTGCTGAATCATAATCATAATAACTTCTTGTTCTCATAAACATGGTAAATCGTTTATTATTGGTTTTTGGTTTATATATTTGTGATTGTGCTTGTGGTGTTTGTCCAGTTTCTGCACCACTAGGTTCGAAGTAATTATTACGTCCACCATATGTCATAAAATAATAATCACATAATGGTATTCTATTAACATTATGCTCATCTGGATCAGCAAAACTTCTACCAGTATCAGTATTATCAGTCCTCTCAAAATATGCATACATGGGGTGTTGTTTTTTTGGATCTAAATCATTAGCATGAGCAGATGCTGATTTTGGTGGATTTAAATTATTATCTTGTGATAATGCTATTGCAAACCTTCTAGGTTGGAACATACAACCCTCACCATTATTTGTTTTATAATACCTTTGTGGCACAGTTGTTTCATTATCTTTTAAATAAACCTTTCTACTACTATTTTCATATTTAGTATTATCAGCAGCATTTAAAATTTCTACACTTTGTTTATTTTGATATGATACAACAGTTTTATTTTTTACTACTTTAACATTTGTATATTCTAAATCAACTGATACAACTTTTTGTTTATTTCCACCTTCATCATAACCATTATCTGTATATATAAACTCACCATCAAACTCCATATTAGCACCACCACAACCATCTTCTGAAATAAAAGCATTCATTATTTCTACTGTATCACCAGTTTCTAATTTAATACCATTACCAGTTTTACATGTAAATATTGCTTCTTGTTCATTATTATTACTTTTAGATTGTATTGATTGCTGTCTATTACATTCTATTAAAGTTATATCAGCAAACTCCATTTATTTAATATATAATAATATATTAAAAAAATTACTAAAAAACATAAATAAATAATAATTACGGATTGGCAATAATTATATATATTATTTTTGCCAAATTGGTATTTTATTTAAGCATAAAAAGTTGCCATTTTACCATTTGTAAGTTTAGCAAATCTTAAAATTTCTAACCAAACTCTTTGTGTTGTATTAGCATCAGCATCTAGAGCAGCATGGAAGTCAGCACCCTTACTATCAAACTTGGCACTATTATTTATTTTAAAACCTTGCCAAAAGTTCTTTGCTTGTAAATTAGATCGCTGTTGCAAACCCATAAAGTTATGTGTTCCAAGTGCTACAATACAATTACCTTCACCACAATAATGTTCCCTAGATACATATGCTGGTCCACCTTCTGCTGAAATTAAATGGTGGTAATGTGTTGCTGGATTGTCAACTGATTGTGGGAAAATAAACTCATTATTATAAAATAGATTCGATGTTAGTTTAGCACGTCCACCATCTGCACCTTCTGCTTTACCACCAAGTGCTGAATATCTACCTTGTAGTAATTTAATATTATCAGCATTTGTATCTGGATTAAATCCAGCAAATACTTTAAGAACTTGCATACCATTACCACCAATATTTCTAATAGTATTAGCACCACCAGTAGTTTGGGTAATTGTATTTTTAGATAGTCGGTAATCAATATAACTAAATGTTAAGTCATTATTTTTCTGCTGATATTCTGCCATAAAGTCATTTGGATAAAATAAATAATCAGCAAATACAAATGTACTAGCAACCTTAAATAATGTTGATGCTGTTCCAGCATCTGCTACTGTTTGGGAACATAAACGACCATCAGATACAAGTGATGTCCAGTAAATTTCTAACTGCACACGAGGCATCATAAAAAGTGGCAATTGATTCCCACTCTTTAAGTAGGGGAACAGATCATGTAGTGAAAGTGCAAAACTAGATTTATTTTTATTAAGCAAATGGGGTTCTACACTTACACCTTGACGTTTAAATGCTGGAGGAGCAACACCACCAGCACCATCA